TATCAATGTCTTTTATTAAATCACCATCTCGGCCTCTTTCAAAACTAATATCTACATCAGCATATACATAATTTAGTGCCATAATATTATCCTATATATACATTAGAACTGCCTGAAGTAACTATTGCACCACAAGACAAACTATCACCATACCTACTTATTGATTTCCCATTAGCATAAACAGTTGATGAACCAGCAGTAATATAAGGATTACTGTGTGTATCATCACCAATAACATGATTTTGCCATGCATCTCCCTGTCTAATAACAGCTTTACTGTTTACATAAACATTTGGGCTTTTAGCTGATGTTGATCCACCATGACTATTAGAACTTCCCTCTATACATACTTTTTGTGATGCCATTATGGGTTTATATCAACTCGAGCACCTTTAATAATAACATTTCCAGTAGCTTCAATGCTTATATTACCACTAGCAGTTACACTCAAGTTTCCTCCTAATATTTCTGTTTTATCTCTAACACCCGTTATATTTATATTACCATTTTTATCAATAAGTATTGTTGTTCCACTTTTATGATAAACATTTATTCTTTCATTTCCAGATGTGCTATCAAATTCTATATAGTGCCCACCATGAACTGAAAGAACTACATTATGTGGATATGTTCCCGATGCTGTGTTCCAATCATATGATCCTATTTTATTTGGATAAACACCATCTGGATCATTGAATCCTTTTGATTTATCAGGTGCTGTTGTTGGTTTTGCTGGAGCACTTCCAAAATATCGTGGTTGTAAGATGTTTCCACCTTCAAAAAATACAAATACATGACTTCCTTGTAATGGAACACCAAATAATCCATATCCAGATACAGAACCTTCTATAAGGCTCAATACTGGTTGAGCCCAAGGAAGTGAATCTGTTGATATATCATTGAGATTATCACTGTGAATCCCAAATATTCGTATTTTACACCTACCAGCTCCTTGTGGGTCTTTATTATTTTCAACAACACCTCGATAAATTCCTTCAAGTTTTTCTTTAGGTTGTTTAAAATCATTAAGATTACTTTTCATCTTCCTATTTCCAATCCTTTCTTATCAGATATTCTTTGTTTACCTGTTTGAGTTTTCATATATCCTTTATATTTTGAACTAGTATAAGCAGATGTAACTAAAGTCATTTTTTGTTGATAAAATGGTGATGTTGATGGTTTAAAATAATGTGTTATTGACTTTATCATCCATAATCCATTAAGTTCTCTATTCAATATTTCATCAGGATTTGAACTTTCCCATAAAAGATCAACCATCATTCCAGGGTATCTTCTTTCATTTCCTCTAACAGTTATTATACATTGCAACTGTGTTAAATATCTTCTTATGAAATCATGAACTGCTATATTTTTCAATATTTTTTCATCACAATCTCCATCATAATCATATTTAACTGTATCATCACTAATATCTGGAAATAATGTAGCACCACCCAATAAAGTAAATCCTTTTAGCATTTTACTATAATCATAAGTAAAATCAATTACTGATTTGTTCATAAAATCAAATCCCATCTTGTGCCCACCTTTTAAACCAACCAATGCTTGTTTATCTGGTGGTAAAAGTTCCCATGATAATATTTTACAATCATCAGTATCATCAGAAGAAATAAATTTATATGTTTTTCTAACACCATATATATCTTTTTCAACACTTTCTGATCTAAAAAGATTTTCCAATGTAGTAAAACAAGCCCCTTTAGATGTATTATAAAAAGCATATCCAGGCAATTTAGTTTCTTTACCAGAACATCTTTTCATCAACCATCTTATAGCTTCAAGTGGTGTCCAATTCTGCATCACGAAAGCTGGTATATTTCCCGCTTTTGTATCGTCTATTTTTTCGTTTGATTCCTCAAATTTGAAGAATTTTTTAATACCAATCATATTTTTACATATATCTTTTACTATATCTGATAGTCTTGTTCCAGAACTCCAACCTTTGCTATATTTTTTAGTTGTTAATGAAAAAAATATAGGATCAACTAATAACATTTCAACTACTGCATCTTTTGATTGTCCCAACTGTGATACGGGAGATACAGTATGGCTAAAAATTTGTAAAGTTTTTCCTTCTTTATCTTTATCTTCACCATAAGTAAATGTTATAATTTCGTTGCCAGTTATTGGTGCTAATTCTACAACTCCTTTTCTATCTCTAATCGTTAATGAACCAATCATTGCTGGTAAATACAAATCTTCAACAAAGTAAAATTCTACAATATCAGATCCATCAATAACCATTGAATCATTTATTGTTATTTGTATAACTTTTTCATTTATTTCGCTGTTATCAAGAGGCATGTTCTTCAGCCCTCAATCTTATTTCTCTTACAACTGTTGTTATCAAATCTTTTTTCATTATTTTAATGTTTTTACCGGGATATATTTCTTCAAATGGATTAATTATGTCATTCATCAGGCAATTAACCCACCATAATTCAACACTATCATAAAAATTGAACGCTATATTTTCCCACCATTCTTCTTCATCAGCTTCAAAAGTTTCATAATACTGCATATCATTTTTAACATTTTCATTTATTGTATATGTTCTAAAAATATTAAGCATGTATGTTTTACCATCTTCATCAAGTTGTATTGGAAATAAATTTATAAACGATGATGTCGGTACAAATAAATCAGTAATATCTTCTATTGTTTTATCATTTATTTCTTTTACTGGCATAAATATACTCCAAATTAATTAATAAATATCATGAGAAGGATCATAATCATATGTTGTTACTTTTTTACAACTTTCTGGAAAATAATTTATATCCCAATTAGGATCAAGTTCTTCAAATGTTAAATGTAATTCTGCTGACATTGGATAACCATTAGGATAAGGCCCTCGATAAGTAGCTTGTACATTTTTTAAAACCATTGTATCAATATTAATAAAATCTGTATCTATACCACCATCATATACGCTTTGAATCGAAAAAACATATGGTGGTGTTACTTCTGCTATTGATTTTGCATTTTTTGTATATGGACTATCTGGAATTCCGGGTGTTGATAAATATTGTAATAATCTTACCGGATACACAATATCACTAATAGCGTAATCACTCTTATCGGTAAATAATTGAAAAATAAAATCATATAATCTTCTTGATGAATTTTTATATACTAGTGGTGAATCAACTCTATTTGTTGAAACATTAGCATTCATTCCCAGTCTTGTAAAAGAATCAATAGAAGCAGCTGGATTTTTTGCTGCTTTTGCTATGGCTTTATAAGCAGCATCAGCAGTTTCTTTCATTCCACTTCCCATAGCTGTTTTTAACCCTTTAACAAGTTCTGTTTTCAAAGCACTATTTTTTATACCTTTTAGTTCTTGTTCTATTTTATTAACGAATCCAGCTTTATCAGCTAACCTTGATGCTAAACTATCATATGCTTCCCAAGTATGTGATATTGGTTCTTGTATTTCATTAGGTGCTATAAAATAAAGAATGTATGTATAATATTGTGGATCACGTTCAATTTTTTTACCCATACGATTTCTTGAATTAGCAGATAAATTCAAAAATTTATATGCTGTCAACCTTATTGATACTCTTCCTCTGTGAAATTCTTCTGGTGGAAACCACATTGGATTAAATACTGCAGAAGGCTTTATTAATGATGGTGAATTTGTTGGAACCTCAATAGGTTTTTTTTCTTTTTTCTTTTTTGGATTTTTAGCATTTTTTTTACCGGTAACAGATGTAATTTTCCAATATCTATTACCGTTAGAATCATAATCCCAATGTCCAATACTTTCATAATTCTTAGTGCTATTCCCTCCAATAGCACTTCCAATTCCACCTTCAATTCCGCTTATCATATAAAATTCCCCTCTTAAGCTGAAGCCAGTCCCATAGCTGATCCTATATATCCCATTCCTGATGTTATAAGATCACTAAGAGTTGGTATTGGACTTTGTGGTGATGTTCCAGCATTACTTATATTAGTATTTGATGATCCACCTTCACTTATACTACTTATATTAAATCCTGGCTTGGTTTTTTCTAATTCTTTTTCTTTTGGCTTTATTGCATTAACTTCAGCTATATCAAGATTTTTTGATGCTTCATCTAAATTAAAAAGATTTTTACCAACCATGCTTTCCATTCCACCTTTTAAATCTATTGGATTAAATGATGAAAATGCTCCAGTAATTTTATCAGTAAAACCAGAAGGAATCATTCCTTTTGCAGTATCAACAATAGAATCAAATAGTCCTTTTTTACCAGTCATATTTTTAATAGATTTCATTTCTGGTCTTTCACCTATTGCTGATTTTGCACTAGATTCAATATTTTTTCCTATACCAGTTAGTTCTTTACCAAAATTTATTTCACCAATAGATTTCATAGCACTATCTATTTCAGATTTTTTTTCTTCAACTGCATTTTTCATAACATTTTTTATAACTGGTAACATTCCAATCATACTTGATTTTATTTTTTCAGATGATTTAGAAATATCAAAAGGTATTCCAAACATTGGATCACCCACAATACCAAGATTTCTAGATAACATAGTTGACATTCCTTTTGTAAATGCTGTCATTATCGGCGTATAAAAATCATCAATAGAAGTTAGAGGAGAAGATACTGGAGAAGAAGATGCGTAAGATGTAGCACTTGTAGCTAAACCAGCTCTTTGAAGATCAGCAAAATTTCTTAATCCTTTTAATTGCCAATGCCATGGTTCTATCCCAGGCATTGGTAAACTCAATCCAGCAGACTCCATAAATGGTTTTACAGCATTTATATCATGTTTATGTATATCTATTGCCTGACCATATTCATGATATGATTTACCAGGAGGAGCTGCTTTTGTTCTGGTTCTACCACTTATATAATCATTATAAAGCTTTGTTTGTTCTTCCGTTGTGCGTCTTGCAGATGCAATGATTGGAAATCTACCATATCTTGATCTAAATGCATCAAAAGCATTAGCTACTCTTTCTTTAAAAGGTGATGATAGTCCAGATAATTGTGGAACGTCTGAAATAGCATCTCCCATAGGGCTATTATAATATGTTAATGGAGTTGTATCAACTTCTTCATTAACTGATATTGATGTATCATTAAATCCTCTATTAATCCAAAATCTTTTCAAATCAGCATTTGTTTCTAACCTATTTTCGCTAATATATGGATTTTTTGTCATTGCTGTTGTTGATAATGTATCAGATACTTTTGCTGTTTCATTTTTTAATACGTTTATTCCCACAGTATGCCCAAAATGATGACAAGCATATAAAGTCCACGGTGTTACAGCAAATCCATTGGCTGTTAATAATGATATTGATTTTTTTGTATATTTTTCAATAGCCTGACGTTGCTGTTCTTCTGTAGCTAATAAAACACTGCTTGGTGCTCCTGATGGTTTAAATTCATTCCAAGCAAATTGTTTAAAACCATATAGATTTCCTTCTTTTTTACCAGAATTTTCAGCTTGATTTACTTTTTCATAATAACTTGAAGAATCAATAGGTGCTTTTTCTTTTTCTTCTTTAGTATCCAATATTTCTCTGAAAAAATCAGTTAACCACTTTACTCCATAATGAGCTCCAGTAGCACCACCAGCTATTGTACCCGCTGCTGTACCTATGCCAGGTAAAACAGCAGAACCAGCTGTTCCACCAATAGCACCACCAATAGCACCACCACCAATTCTACCTACTGTATGTGCACCACCAATAACAAGTCCTCTAAGAAGGCTACCTGTTTTCATGGTTTCATTAACACCTTCCATGACATCGGAAAAAAGTCCCAATTTTCTCCAAAGGAATCCAACACCTTTTATTTTTCCAATAGCTTCATTTTTTTCAGTCAACCATTTTAAAACATTAGATGCTTTTGATGTTGTGCTTATTGGACTGACTTTTTCTGAATCTATCAATCCACTCCAATTTAATCCTTTAATTTTTCCTATCAAACCAGGTTTTTCAACTTCACCACCACCAAATCCACTCATTCCCATTTTAGTTGATTTTAATATATCAGCATATTTGTTAGCTTTAAGAGCAGCACCTGCTCCTATTCCCGCACCAGATATTTCAGTAAAAGTATCACCATAACTTTCTAAAGCTTTAATACCAGAATATTTTCCTTTTTCATCTTTCTTAACTTTTCTTATTTTTTCATTTGTAAATTCTACTATATTTTTCGTCACATCTCCAGTAATATTCCAAGCTTTTCCTAATATTTCTTTTAAAAATCCAAAGAAATCACTATCACTGCTCATAATTTTATATAATGTTGATAAAGCACCAGCACCAATAATTGATTTTACAATCATCGGAATAAGTGGTATTAATAACGGTATTAAAGTAATTAATCCCGATGCTAATTCTGTAAAATCAATTCCCCCTTTTCCTGTATCATCTTTTTTACCGCTAAATTTTGAAGATACTACATTAGAAACTGACTGTTTAGCAGAGCCCCAACCTTTCTTAACATCAATCCAAGATTCTTTAAATTGTTTTCTCCATGCTTTACTAAAAGGAGTTAGTTTACTCAATCCCCTTTTTTCTTCCATTTCTTTTAATTTTTTTTCTTTCAAAAATTGAAGTTCATCTAACCTTTTTTGCCCAAACAACATTCCAAGAACTCTTTTGAGAATATTAGTTTGTTCTTTTTCATCTTGCTTTGGTTCTTTTTTCTTACCAGTATATTTACCACCACCTGATAAAACACCAAATATTCTTTTAAGCCATCCAGTTTGTTCTTTTTCTTCTTGAAGTTGTTTTCTTCCTATTGAAAACATCATTTTAAATGGTGAAATTGCTATTTTCTTTATAATAGAACCTATATCTTTGAAGATTCCCCAACCAAATTTAAATAGGCTTTTTCCAAGCTCAAAAACATCACCAAGTTCACCAAGAACATCATGAAAATGCTTACCAATAACACCGGTTAATCTATTCCAACCATCACGGAAAGATGCAAATAATTTAGTATTTAAAAACCAAGTCCATGTCTTTATAAATGGTTTTGTCCATTTATATTGCCAAAGTTTTCTTTCTAATTTGTATTTTTCGTTTAATGATTTTAAATAAGCAGCATATTCATCTTTATGTTTTTTATCTCTGTATTCTTTATCTATTTTTTCAGCATTTTCTGTCATTTTAGAAGAAGGCATAGATTTATTCTGTATTTTAATAAGTCCATTTATTGATGATGTAAGCCCTGTAATAGATGTGTTAAGCAATCTTATTGTTGAAGGGTCTATTGTTGGTACTGGCATATTTCACTACCTTCCAAAAATCAATTTATCTTGTTGTGCAGCATGTTTTAAGTTTTCTGTTTTTGTTTTCATATCTCTTATAACAAGATTTAACAATGCTTCTCGTTCAAAATCTGGTAACAAATTACTTTCTTCTATACCTATATTAGCTTTTGATGCTAAGTAATATTGTTCTTCTGTTATCACTTGGAGATTGCTACCTGCTGTCACCAAGTAAATTAGTAAAAAAAACTGTCTAATGGTATCTCTCTTTTTGTGCTATTACCACAATGTTCACATTTTATTGGTATAGTAAAGTCTAATCCAAAATCTTTAGATTCAAACCATTCAGTTAATTTTGCCATTTCATCTTGTGTTAGATTGTCTAATAAATATATTCTATCATTTATATCAATTTCTTCTTCACCTTCTGGTGTGATAACTGATTTTATACAAAGTGCATTTGTTATCGTAGATAACATCACAGCTCTTTGAAGTTCAGTCAATTCAGTATCTTTGGTTGAATTTTTCAAAATTTCAAGAGCATCTAACTGTATTTGTCTTGTTATCAATTCAATTCTGATATACAAATTATCATTTATTTTTATAATATTCCAATCATCATCAACTTTTGTTGTTATAATTTCAACTTTTTTGGGTTCTTTTCCTACTTCTATTAGTGATATTGATGAACCTTTCTTTGCTTTCTTTTTAGGTGTTTTATCAACTGGTTCTTCTTCAATAGGTGGTGATATTTTAATTCTATCCATTTTTTTCAATGGTAATTCACCTAAATTTATAGTATGTGATGTTTGTGAATCACATTCAGGGCATTTAGTTTGAAAAGTATAGTTGCTTCCTTTTGTTGCCCTTCTTATTTCTACCAGAAGAAAAAATCTATCTTGTAAATACATTGATTTTACATCAAAATCTTCTGGAAAAACAACACATTCATTTATAAGTTCATCAAGAGCTTCTTCTATTGAAGATGGATCATCTGATGTTTCATATAACAACAACTTTTTAATTTGACCTGTTGTTATTGGTTTGTACTTAACAATCGAACCATCACTTGGAAGTTCTGATTCAAAAGTATACATATTTAAATACCTTTTAAAATTTGACATTTTTTACATCCTCCTATTATCCACGTTTTATTATAAAATTATTATTTCTATAATAATTAGTTCCAATATACTCTAATCTTTTAATCTTTGGTAATTCACCTTTTGTAAAAGGAATTTCAAATTTTGATAATTATTTAGTATTGAAAAGTTTACCAGCTGATTCCAATCCACCCATTTGAAAGAAACTTCTTACACCACGTTTCATTATTTGTGATAAAGCGCCAGGTTCACTTTCAGTTACAGTATGATATTGATATGTAAATGTTATATCAACAGTTGCTATATCACTATTACCATAATCTAGCTGTACTTGTCCTATTGTTTTTGGCCATGCTCCATATAGTTTATAAACACAAACTGTTTCACCAGAATCATAGCCTAATAAATGAACTTCAGGATCAGTCATATATATAACAGGCTTACCGTAAGTATTTAATTCTGAATCATGAATGATTTTCTGCCAATTATAAAATTTTCTTAGCAATAATCCATTTTTATCAACATTGTATGTTACAGACCAATCATTAAATGTTTGTTTTCCAGCCATTTTATATTCATGTCCCATCCAACCAGTAGTTATTTCTTCAAATGTTGATTCTGGTAAACTACTTGATCGAACATAAAATTCTATTCCTTTCATACCACCATGAGTATTTAAAACACTAAGTGCTGAACTTCCAGCAGTTAATCCTGTTTCTATTAAATTTTCTGTATTTAAACTATCAAATCCACCAGCCATAGCTTGCTGAATTGTAGCTTTTGCCGCATTACCCCAGCCTGGAAATATCATATTAACATAGAAGTTATACTGTTTTGCTCCACCTGTAAACGAAGCAGCATAAGAATTAACATCCATTTGAACTTTCATAATTATTTACCCAATAATGTATTAACACCTTGTTTTACTAAATTTAGTAATCCTGAAGGAACATCTTTAGAATATTTAAAATATAGATATGAAAATATTACATCAACTGTTGCTATACCATTAGCTGTATAATCCATTGAAACTTGTCCTATTGATTTAGGCCAAGCACCAAATATTTCATATTTTGCAAATGAATTTCCTTGATAATCAACAAGAAAAACCATTTGTTTACGACTATTTAATCCCTTATATAATGGTGAACCACCATTTATACTAATTATACTGTTTTGCCATATATGAAGTTTATCAAGAAGTTCTCCTTTATCATCTATATTAAATGTTACAGTCCAATCAGAGAATACACGATCTCCCGGTATTTTGTAATTAAAACCCTGTAATGGAATAACCTTTTCTTCAATTGTTGAATCAGGTAAATTAGTTGATTTCACAAGATAAGGATAAAAGTCTTTGCTAGCTCCAAATCCAAAAGTTGATAAAACAGAAGATGCCATTTCTTTAAATGCTTCCAATGTTTGTGAACCAGATTTTATATTTGTTACTGGAGCACCCATATCTAAAAATACAAAAAATAAATATTGTCTTGCACCACCAGTAAATCTTGTCTTATATGACTCTATATCCATTAAAAACTTTGACATACTTTTCTCCAAATAAAAAGGTCTAAAGGGATTATTTTCCCTTTAGACCTTAATAGATCCGTTGAAGATTAATCTTCAAGTGGGATGGTAATACTGTCTATTTTATTACCTATTTATGCGAATGTTGTTGTTGCTCCGTATCTTGTTTTATCAATAACATGATATAAATAAGTAAATGCAACATCAAACTGAACAACATCACTATTACTATAATCAAGTGTAGCTGTAGCAATATTCTTAGGCCATGCGCCTACTAGTTTATATTTTAATATCGGCTGACTATTCAAATCAAGAAGTTCAAGTTGTTGATCGGCAAAATATACTGTTGGTGCGCTGTAAATATTAGTTGTTGGATCATGAATAAGAGCAGCCCAATTATGGAACATTTGCTGTATTGCTGCATCTCGATCAACATTAAATGTTACAGTCCAATCAGAATATGTGTATTTACCAGCCATTTTAAAATCAAAACCTTGCCAATTAGTCATAATTTCTTCTGATGTAGTATCTGGAAGATTTGTTGCTCTTACAAGATAAGTCGCCTTTTCAGTATCACCACCAATAGTAGTTGGAAAGTTGGGCTTGAAATAGAATAAATAAGCCCTTGCCCCTCCCTGAAAATTAGCTCTATAGCTATCTATATCAAACTTTGGCA